TATCCGTGTAATGCATCTCGCATAAAGCTTGACGCAAATGCTCGGAGTAAAAAGCCTCCCATGTTGCTGGGTGCATCATCTTGCTTCCTAGAACGGACAGCAAGTCCCTTAACACGGTATTCATGTAACCTCGCATTGTAGTGCAGCTTGTCGCTACACACAAACGAGATGTAATGAAGCACCCCGATGGGGTGCCGTGATTTAGGAATATGCAATCCGAATCTAAGGTTTGCAAGACCGTCTCGTAAGTATTGGCATGCATGCCACAATCCTTTCATGTAAAATGTATTGGATAAAGCAACGTATGCTACCTTATGAGACGCCTGGCGTAAAGTGCCGGATTCGTCCCATTGGCGAACATACACGGGTGTCACGTCGACACCCTTGTAGTAATCACCACCACAGGATTCCCTAAAGAGTCCTGTATGGAACGATTTGTCACGGTTTACTCGAAGACCGAAATCCTCGAGAGATGCCATGACATCCGGAGCCATCGAACTATCTACGATGATATCATCACCGTATATAGCTACACGCTTGCTGAGTTTTTGCAAGAGTGCACGAGATGGTACTTTACCTGAGCTCTTCACTAGCGTATACATTACGATCGTGAAGAATACCATAGATTCTATGGGAAAGCACATAGCTGACCCCATTGAGGCAAATTTCCTCAAAGGAATAATGGTACCGCCAGGTAACTTGGCTCTCGTTGTACGACAATCCTCAATTAAACTCAGGAAAGTCGGACAAGGACCTCTAAAGATTTCTCTGACTAAGTCTAGATCGACCATGTCAGATGCATCCTTAAGGTCTATGGTAGCTAAGCTACCATCGATACTGCCAAGCCGCGCCAATCTATTGTTAACGGATTGATCCGAAAACCGGATGGACTTGAAACCGAATCTCTTCGATTCCAAGTACACCATCAGAGGCTTCGCTATACTTTGCTGCATTAGCATCATATAGCTCGGTTCAACTGATATTGTACGCGGAGTTTTGAGGGTTTTAGGGACCTGAACAACCCTCACGGGTTGTTCCTGCTCACACGTGAGATATTTGATTTCCGTGAGGTTATCTCTATCTTCGTTGTGAACAGCGTGGTACGAGCTTGGAAAAGAACTTTCTGCTCGTTCCGGCCACTCGGT